TTTAGATTAGGTACGCAAATTGTTTGGGGTAAATATTTCGTAAGATTAAATAAATAATTAATTAAGGGCGTGTAAAAGCGCCCTTTTAAAATTTAAAAAATATGTGTGAATTAACAGCAGGATTCGGCGCTTTAAAATGTGATAGTGCAGCAGGTATCGACGAATGGTATATCGGTTCGATGCGTGATTCAAGTACAGGTACGGCAAATTTTACGTATACTCGTACGGCTGGATCACTTACGGCAATGGCGAACGTAGGTACAAAATTATTTTATAAAGTTTTGGTTGACGTTGAAATGTCGGACTTTACGGTAACGAGCATTGGTACGAGAGAAAATGCAAGTGCAGGTTTTGATATTACAGGAAATATTAAACTGGCAGGAAACACGGCGGAAATGATTGACCAGTTCGAAAGTTTATCAAAAGATCGACTTTGTGTTATTGGAAAATTAAACGACGGTACGTATGAAGTTTTGGGACTTGACAAAGGTGTAAAATTTAATTTTGCGAGAACGTCTGGAACTAAATTCGAAGATATGAACGGGGTTACTTTAACTTTTACAGGTCGTGAGAAAAAAAATGCGCCAAAAGTATCTGGTACGATTGTAGATGCTTTATTAGTATAATTATTTTAAACTCTTATTTTAAAAAAGGCCTGGATTTTATAATTTAGGCCTTTATTTTTATAAAAAAATACAAAAATGGAAAAATTACGGGAACTTTTTTTAAGTCAATTTGATGTAATTGATAAAGACGGAGAAAAAATCGTTAAATTTAAGGATCCAAATAAAACGAAAAATGTTACTACTGATAAAAAAAGAAAGCGCAAACCTTCTAACGGTAACGCTTAACGAAAAAGCAGATCTGGATTTAGCAGTTAATTGGTTGTTTCGATTTATTAGAGAGCAAACAAATAAAGATTATTTCGTAAATTTATTCGATTTATCTTCGTCACCTGGCCGTTATAATTTATTTAATTTATATGAAAGTTTTGATTTAGATTTACCAGAAGGCGAATATAGATATGAAATTTATCAAAAATCAAATACAGATACAGATTTTTCAACTGGAATTTTGTGCGAATCTGGCAAAGCAAAAGTTTATATAGATCCTACGGAAGAAAATAAATTTAATAATACAAATACACTAATTAACGTTTATGAATAATTATACTGATTACATTTTTCGCGAGGCCAAAATACCTGCGCCATCGGAAAATATTAAAAAAGGATCTTCGCATTATAATTGGGGCGATGATAATTTGTATCCGCAATTTTTATTGTATTTATATTATTCATCGTCTATTCACCAAGGGATCGTAAACAGTAAAATTAAATATATAGCGTCCGACGGTGTAAATAGTGATTCGACAAATACTGATCTTTGGAATTTAATTAAGAAAAACGGAAATGCGCCTTTTTCACTGGATGAAATAGTTAAAGAGCTTGCGACTGACCAGGAATTAATTAATTCGTTTGCTATTATATATAAATTAAATACAATTTCCAAATTTTGGGATGCACACCACGTGCCAGTTGAATTAATTAGAAAATCCACAGTCGAAGGATATTACGAATACTCGGAAGACTGGAAGGCATATAAACAAAGCGAAGAAAAAACAGCTTGGAAGTTAATTAAATCGATCGAAGAGGTAACAGGAACGGATACGGAATGTTTATTATATGTTTGTAGTAAATCAAAACAGCACCTTTTAAACGAGGACAAAAAAACGTTAACTAAATCTGTTTATCCAATACCTTCTTATTCTGGTTGTATTACTTCTATTTTGGCAAGTATTGAAATCAATTACTTTAAATATTCCGAGGTTGTGAACGGCTTTAAGGGCGGAACTATGGTAAATGTACCTTGGGGTGATCCAAACGACAAAGCAGGGAAGGATAACGTAGTAAAAAAATTAAAAGGTGACGCGTCAAACAGGGATACGCAAGGCGGTTTAGTTGTTACATTCTCAAAATCGCAGGAAATGGCGCCGACAGTTTTACAGCTTAACGGCAACAATCTCGATCAAAGATACCTATTAACAAAAGAAAGTATCGTCGATGAAATTATGTACGGACACAGCGTTATTAATCCTTCTTTATTTGGCGTAAAAACTTCTGGCCAGCTTGGCGGATCAATGGAACTACAAACAGCCTATTTAATTTTCATGAATAATTATGCAAGTGATCGTCAAAAAATTATTACTGATGCGCTCGAGTATGCAAATTATACGTTAAACAATTTCAGCGATAAAATTTACTTTAAAGTTAAATCTTTGGAATTGGAANNGNTTGCGGATAGTAAATCAATCGTTGCAGATACATTNAATAAAATGTCGCCTTTGGTTGCAAATGCGGTATTGAAAAACTTAACTATAAACGAACAACGTGCGCTCGCTGGCCTTACGCCTATACCGAACGGTGATGTGTTAAATTTCAGCACCGAAACGCCAAAAATTGACGATTATACTGTTTTATCTTGGTTTAACGAATTAGGGAAAAAAGAATACAAAGAAGTTTATTCACGTGAATTATGCGGATATGATAATTTAGATTTTTCAGAAAATGAATTATTAAATAAATATAAATTTTCAGATCTTACAAGTGATCAAAGCAAAATTTTAGAAATGATCAAAAACGGTGAAAGTTATTCGGCAATCGTTAAGGCATTAAATAAGGGTGCGACATATATTAGTAAACAATTAATCGAACTCGAAACACTTGGAATGATCAAAGGTTTTGAAATAACTTCAAAAGGTAGTACAAATATCGGAGGCGTTGGATTCGAAATTGTTTATCAATATAGAGAAAGAATCGACGCACCTTCGTTGGCACCTGGATCGACTTCTCGTCCTTTTTGTAAAAATCTTATCCAATTACAGCGAGTTTTTTCAAGGCAGGAAATCGACAAAATTTCTGATCGTTTAAGGTCCGCAGGAATTGATCGAAACGTTTGGGAGTATAAGGGCGGTTGGTATCACAATCCAGAAACAGGAATAAATACGCCGTCATGTCGACACACTTGGTTTCAAATAGTAATCGAAAAAAAATAAAATTATGGCGCATTTAATTTCAGTAAGTAATTTAAAAAAATTAAGTTATATATCGACAAATGTCGACGATACATTAATTTCGACAATTATTAGCAGGGTGCAGGATACAGTTATCGAACCTATATTAGGATCCTCGTTGTATAATCATTTACTCAATGCCGTTGATAATAATACTTTGAATGTAAACGAACAGGAATTATTAAGTAAATATTTATCTAAATGTTTAATCGCAGCGGTAGAAGTTAGGGCCGTCGATATGACTACTTTAGAACTTCGCCAGGTTGGTTTATCAAAAGTAAATGCGGAAGGTGTAAATACGGTAAATGAAAGCGAAATGAATAGGACAATAAATTCGCTAAAAAAAGATTACAACTTTTATCGTGAGAGATTAATTCGTTTTTTAAAATTGAATTACTTAAATTTTCCAGAATATACAACTTATTACAATTCTTTGTACGGTTTTGATGAAAACGGTTGCGGTGAACTTGGATCGGAAATAAGACCAGATAACGGGGGTGTGGATATTAATATTTCGTTCGTATGATAAAAACTTTAAATGTTATAGTAAAGGAATTCGAAGAAATCCAGAAAGCGCATTTACAATTACATTCGTTTTATTTTGGCGAACTTAATTTGGCCTTAAAAGATCGAACGAGAAACTATCCTTTAATGGGCGTAGATTATCAAACTGGTAATGTAAACGAATTAAATACGCCTATTAATTTTATACTGGTAATTGCGGATCGTATTTATAAAGATAATTCAAACCTGGTCGAAACAAAATCGGATACTTTGCAAATATGCAGGGATATATACAACTTATTAAAAAAATCGCCTCGCTGGTATAAGATCGGGCGTATACTTAATGCAAATATAACTACGTTTGTAGAAAGAGGGCAGGACGAGATCGCAGGCCACGTAATGACGTTTACTCTCGAGATTAGGGATAGTAACGGGATCTGTAATTTACCGTTAATTGGATACGATTACGAGGGCGAATTTTCGTTTCCATGTGATCCAGTAAGTATTAAAAATTCTAATAATACTTTTCAGATTGATATTACGCCAGGATCTACTTATATACTTCCAGATATGACAGTAGAAGTTCAAATAAACGGGGTATTTAAACAAATTGTAAATCTTATAACTTTAGATCAATGAATATAATTAATATTTTAGCGGATAAAAACGATATAGGCCTTGGAAATGTAGATAACACGTCCGATGTAAATAAACCAGTATCNACGGCACAACAAACGGCTTTAAATAGTAAGGAAAATTTAAGTAATAAATCGACCGATACAGCGCTTGGATCTTCGGATACGTTATATCCTTCACAAAAAGCTACAAAAACGTACGTAGATAATCAATTAGCGACTATTACGGTATCTGATGCAACTACAACAACAAAAGGAATTTTAAAACTTGCTGGCGACCTTGGCGGAACTGCAAATTTACCTACCGTTCCAGGTTTAGCAGCAAAAGAAAATAATATTACGGCAGGAACTACGGCGCAATATTTCAGAGGCGATAAAACGTTTCAAACATTAGATAAATCCGCGGTTGGCCTGGCAAACGTCGATAATACTAGCGATACAAATAAACCAATTTCAACAGCACAACAAACAGCATTAAATACAAAACAAAATACGTTAGGATTTACGCCAGAAAACGTTACAAATAAGGAAAATTTAACACTGGATAATTCGATAACAAAATATCCGACAAATAATTTAGTAAAAACAACATTAAATAATTATTTACTATCAAGTTTAAAAGGATCGCCAAACGGCCTGGCGGAATTGGACGGGGCTGGTAAACTTTTATCTTCGCAATTACCTTCATACGTTGACGATGTACTCGAATATGCAAGCCTTTCGTTGTTTCCTGTAACAGGTGAAAGCGGAAAAATTTATATCGCAATTAATACAAATATTTCTTATCGTTGGAGTGGATCTGTATATGTTGAAATTTCCTCGTCTTTGGCACTTGGTGAAACAAGTTCGACAGCTTACAGGGGGGATCGTGGTAAAATTGCTTACGACCATTCACAAACTACGGGAAATCCGCACGGAACAAATAAAAATGACGTAGGCCTCGGAAACGTAGATAATACAACAGATTTAAACAAACCAATTTCAACAGCTACGCAAACGGAATTAAATTTAATTACAAACATAAACTGGTTAGGCGATTACAATAATGGTTATACCTATACGGTAGGCGATGGAGTTATGTTTAACGGTGCGTCATTTAGAATGTATATTTCTATAGGTGCAGCAGGTTATACACCTTCGGCATATCCTGGTAACTGGAAACAAATAACGGAGTATGTTTCGGCAAACGACGTGGGCCTTGGAAATGTACCAAATATTGACGCAACGGATCCGCAAAATATTAATCAAAGTTCGTCATATAGATTTATGACGGACGCGCAAAACGCAGTTTTTTCCGCAAAGCAGGACGCACTCGGTTATTTTCCAGAAAATCTTACAAATAAACAAACAGATCTTACGGCAAGTTCTACAAAATATCCGACGGTTAATGCGGTTAATACAGGATTAGGATTCAAAGAAAATACAATAACAACAGGAACTACGGCACAATACTATCGAGGCGACAAAACGTTTCAAACACTGGATAAAACAGCGGTGGGCCTGGCAAATGTAGACAATACAAGCGATGCAAACAAACCAATTTCAACAGCTACGCAAACGGCACTTAATTTAAAACAGAATAATGTTACTTTAACAACAACTGGTACGAGTGGGGCTGCGACACTTACAGGAAGTACTTTAAATATTCCGCAATATTCTGGTGGAGGTTCCGCACAAACTTTGGAACAAACTTTGGCGTTAGGTAATAGCGCAGGTGCATATAATATAAACTTAAACAATAATAATTTACAAAATGTTGATAATACAGATACAAATACATTAAATATAAGTAGCGTTATTGCAGGTACGTCGCATAAAAATTTAGGATTAGACAACACGGGAAGGGTAGTTCAAATAGGAAATTCGTCAAACGAAACTTTTGTATACAGTTTTCCAAACGCATTAGATAATTTTGATTTTTTTAACGACGGACTGGTAAAATTTGGTTGGGACGCACCTGGAAATGATTTAGAGTTTTACATGCTTACCGAACCGGCTGGCGCAAGTGATATTAGGGCGCTCGCTACTTTTAATTATGGTACGCAACAAAATACTTTCGTAACAACACTTAATATTTTATATGATTTATATGGAGTTGGGGTGCCAGCGGGAAGTCAATTAAATGTTTTTATAGTTGCGGAAACTGATTTAAACTATCCTATTTATACAGTTGAATTATATAACGCGTCTTCAAATGTTACGGTTAAAATAACAAAAACAAAAAAAATATAATTTAATAAAATATAATAGTTACGTATATTTGTTTATCAAATAAAATAAATCAATCTTATTAGGATGCAAAAATACTTATATTCGTTTTTTAAATATTTTTCGGTATCAATCATGGCGTTTTTTGCACCGATTTATTTTTCTTTATTGTTTGTTGTAATTTTGGTTGTGGTCGACACTATTACTGGCGTAATGAAGGCCGGCAAAAAAGAAGTAAAAAATATTTCTTCCAAAAAATTATTTGCGTTTGTCCCTAAATTGATCATTTATTTACTCTTTGTAATTTTGGCGCATTTAGGTTGCCAGGTTTTAGATAAATCTATTCCGTTTGTAAAGTTGGCGATAATGGGTATAAGTTGGATCGAGGTAAAGTCAATAGATGAAAATTTTAGGGATATATTCGGTTTTTCATTTATCGATAAGATCCTGGATAGTGTTAAAATAATTTCAAATTTAAGAAAATGAATATTAAGCAACGTTGGAATGCAGAAAGCCCGGAATTTTGGAATAAAGTAAAAACAATCGGTATCGGTATTGGTACGGTTGGGGCCTTTTTAATTAGTGGAACGGTAGCGCTACCAGTAGCAGTTGTAACGGCTGGCGGTTATCTGGTAGCAGTTGGAACGGTAACGAGTTTATTAGCTAAATTAACCGTTAAATAAATGGATCAATTAACACTCGATAGAATAGAAACGGCACATACAAAAATTAGAAAACAATTAAGGGCCGATTATTTAGAATGTAACGACAAATTACCGAAAGGAGTTCGTTTACGTTTTGCCTATGTTTACAGATCACCAGAGGAACAAAATAAACTGTACAAACAGAGGCCAAAAGTAACAAACAGCAAAGCGTTTCAATCTATACACCAATACGGACTTGCGTTTGATTACGTAATATTAGTCGACAAGGATTTAAACGGAACATTTGAATCGATAAACTGGGATATAAACTCGGCACATCATAAATTAGTCGTTGATTTTTTTATTAAAAAAGGGTATTTCTGGGGGGGTAATTTTAAATCGTTCAAAGATTATCCGCACTTTCAAAAAGACTTCGGTTTATCCTGGCAGGAAATGTTTCGAAAAATTAATTCTGGCGATTACCAGGACGACAACGGAATAAAATATATAAATATTTAGATCCTTAACCTACTCAAAACGAGTAGGTTTTTTTTTAATTCAAAAATAAATGTAAATATTTTATTAATATTTTGTTTAGTATTGAATTATCTTTGTATATTTGTCAAACAAAACAAAATAAAAACATAAAAACATGGAAAACGAAAACACATTTGCAACATTAAATCCAGGAACTGTTATAAACTTTTATAGATCTGTAACAGCTGATGACACAGATTTTGTAGTGTTAGAACATTATGAAAATACATTTGGAAAATTTACTAGAGTTTTAAGATTAGACAATTTTGAATTAGATATGTTTTCACAAAATACAGAGATCACAAATTTTTGGAGTATAGTAAAAGAAAATTAAAAAAAAACAGGGGATGCGTCCTGGTAACGCATATTAAACTTAAAAAACATGAAAACAGCAAAATTAATTACAAGAATCGAAGAAGTAGATCCATTAAATCAAATGCAGGTTGGCGATTTAATAAACGAACTGGAAAATCTAATTTTTTTAAAAAATAGAATGACCGAAAAAACATTAAAACCAGGCTACGTCTGTACAGATCAATATTTCAAAGATTGCGGAACTATAGCGCATTATAAATTAAAAACTATTTCATTAATAACAACATTGTAAAATGAAAACAAAACAGCAAGTTTATAAAATGATCTTCGGAAGTGATACTTCCGAGATCATGGATTTTGATTTAAAATTCGAAATTATCGATACCGAGCAAATGGACGTTCACTACCAGGGGCAAACAGTAACTTTATACTATGATTACGAAAATAATACTTTATTTAACGACGAGGGCGAAATAATAGGATCTTTAAAAGATCTTTTAATTTTTAATTCATTCGAAGAATTGTGCGAGTGTCCAGATTGTTACGGTGAGGGATCCTACGAGGACGATATTTCTGGCCAGTGTACAATAAGAATTTCAGATTGTTGCGGAGGCTGCACAGCAACCGTAAAATGCGATTGTGAAAATAAACCTTTTAATATTTAAACTATGTTACCACTTGAATACGTAATAATAGCGTTTTTTATAGGATATAAAGCGCTTAAAGCATTATCAAAGTATAATCTTAAACAAAAAGAAAAATAACGTCTTAAAACTTTTAATTATGGATCTAATTAAAATTTACGAATATTCTGGTTTACCAACGCATAAATTAATAAATATGTTAAAAGGCCTTAAATTCGATTCCGAAAAGTACAAAGTAATAAATCATATATTAAAAAAAAGAAACGATTGCAAACTGGTTAATTTTGGCCGTGAAGCGATTAGCCAATTAATATACGAATTTCAAAAAATAGAAAAAAATGTTATTCGAGCACAAATAGGATCCAAAAAACAGGAATATTTTACCGAGGCCGAAATGCTGGCTGGATTTAATTGCGATTATTCTGTTTTATCAAATACCGAAAAGGAAATTTTTAATAATATTAACAACGGCGAACACTGGAATAGTAATAAAATTTACCAGGATTCGCCGTTTTATACAGTATCTAATTTTAAATTTTAAACTATGATCACAAACTTCGAAGAAATAACGCACAATTTGACCGATGCGGAATTAGACTTGGCGAATAAATTAATTCCTGCGTTTAAAGCCAGGACGGTAGAGAATAAAATAACGACTCGAGATCTGGTAAAAAAAGTAAATGATTTTTATAAATTACCTTTTAAATTTACTGACGTACGTTTACGTAAAATAGTTAATTATTATCGATCGCAATGTATATTACCAGTATGCGGAAGTTCGGACGGATATTATGTTTCTTACGATATAATCGAAATAAAAAAAACAGCGGTAAGTTTAGAACAAAGAACGGTGTCAATTTTGGCCAGTTCGTTCGGCATGTCTAAAATGATACAGATTGAATTAGAAAAAAGTAAAAATGTTGAACAAAAAAAATTATTTTAAAATGAATTATTACAGTTACCAGGGAAGGATCACAGGCCAGGACCGTATCGAGGAGTTCGATAGAATTTTTAAAGAATTATTAGTAAATGATCCTTCGTTATTTTGCGAGATTAGTTTAACTGGGCCTTATAGAATATCATACGAAAGAAAATTCGAAATAGAATTAAGTACAGAAAATTACGAAAATTTTATTAGGCTACGAGATTATATTTGTTTTAAATAAATATATTTGTAAAAATCACTTAATCGTTACTGGTAATCGTAAAACCTTTATTCTAAAAATGAGCATTACACTAAAATTCAAATGTAAGATCGATGAAACTTCGATCGAAGTAGAGGCAAACACTGATAAAAATTTTATTTATATCGAAGTTGTAAATCCAGATAACGATTTAATTAATTTGCACCTGGATAAACCAACTGCGATTAAATTATCGAAGGAATTACGTAAACAAATTGCCTTAATTAATTAATAATGGCGGAAAATAAAAAATCTTTTGTTGCGTATTCAGACTGGCACGGCATGTTTAAACAACTTCCAGACGATGTCGCTGGTAAACTTATTAAACATATTTTTTCGTATGTTAACGACGAGGATCCAGTATCTGACGATTATGTTATCAATGCTTTATTTGAACAGATCAAAGCAACATTAAAACGTGATCTGGAAAAATGGGACGCACAAAAATTACAACGTAGCCTGGCAGGAAAAAAGAGTGCGGAAATTCGTTCAACGAAAATAAACGAGCGTTCAACGACCGTTAACGAAACGGAACGAAAAGCAACTGTAAATGTTAATGTAAATGTAAATGATAATGTAAAAGGAAGTTTATTAGTTAAAAATAATATAGAAGAACGCAAATTAAAATTTGCCGGCACTCTCAAACCTTTTTTAGAAATTTACGGCAAAGATCTTTTAAACGATTTTTATCACTACTGGACCGAACCGAATAAATCAAATACAAAACTTAACTTTGAACTACAAAAAACCTGGAGTATCGAAAGACGATTAAATTCCTGGTCAAAAAACGAAAAAAACTTTAATAAAAAAACAAATGGAAACGAAACACGAACTACAAGTCAAAACAATTCAGTCGAACAATTTAAACAGCGCCTTGTTTCTTCGATTAACAAGTAAACAATTACCAATTTTACAAAGTGACGTAAATAGGTCTACAGTATCGATATTACAAAATGATCAAAACAAAACAGATCTTTTGCCAATATTACATTACAGTAATAAAATAGATTGCGCAGTTAGAATTTTTAAAGTTATTGTAGATAGTGCTGATATTTATTACGGAATAAGATCTGGCCAGCTATCCGAGGCACTAACCGATAAAATGATAAAAAAAATACTAACTGATTATTCCGAACTTTCAATATCGGATATCGAATATGCTTACGAAAGATTTAGGAAGGAAAAAAACGACTGGCGTAATATTACATTCGACGAATTAATGATCCCTATTAAACAATACCACAAAATAAAATTTGCGGTATCCAGGGAACGCAAACAAATGGAAAAGGAACTACAGGAAAAAAAAGAACGTGATCGCAAAGAAATTGAATTTATAAAAACTTCGATTGAATTGTATAAAAAATCTTTAGATCTGGATTACTATTTAGGCGACGTTTTTCATTCCAGGAAAATATACGGTAAATTTTTACCAATGATTAACGAAAATACTTTATCGGATTTACAACTGGATGCAAAACGTCAAAGCGTTAAATTAAACGATGATAACGGTTTTGCGATGCTATCTTATACACCGGAAAGAATATACGCTAAAATGGTCGTGGATTACGCAGTAAAAAATAAATTTAAAATAGATTAAAATGAGAAAAACCGAAGATTGTCCACAGTATTACGAAATAAAAGGTTGTTTTAAATCTTTTATTTATTTGATTTTATTTTTTAGTATAATTATATTTTTATTTTTTTTAATTAGTTGTGGTCCGATTAAAAATAAAACTAAATGCGATGCGTACCATACGGGGAATACAAACCACAGGCCAGGTAAATAATGAATTCAGATTATAAAAAACAGCGCGCAGGCCTATTTAGAAAATTGCGAGGTATATTGATCCCAAAACTTTCGGACGTCCTGGAACTTCCAAAAATAATTATCGAAGAAAATGTAAAATATAGGTATTGTTTTAATTCATTTAGTGAATTGACAAATTACGAATTATCGTATTTTTGCGAATATATTTCCCTTTGGTTGTTTTTTTATGGAATTGAAATTGATTAAAATAAAAAATAAAAGTTGTAAGGCGTGCGGGGAAACTTTCACGCCTTCACAGTTTAATTCGTTGCAGGTTGTTTGTTCAAAAAATTGCGAATATGAATATAAAACAAAAATTGCTTTAAATAATTTAAAAAAAATAAAGCAGCAGGATAAAATTCGTTTCAAAGAGCTATCGATCGAAGTACATTCAAAAGATCATAAAAAAACCTTACAAAAAGAGATTAACGAACTGGCCAGAATGATCGACCAGCATTGCGAGTATACAAGTTGTATCGATTGTGATAAGGATCTTACAAACCAGATCCACGGATCGCACTATAAGAACGTCCAGGGCCACGAAAATATTAGATTCAATTTATTAAATATTCATAGTTCGAGATCCGAATGCAATAAATACCACGGAGGCAGGAAAGACGGATACGAAAAGGGCATTGTTCAAAGATACAGCCAGGACGCATTAAACGAAATCGAGGGCCTGGATATAAAATATAAATCTTCGCACTTTACAAACAAAGAAATTTACGAGAAAATCAAAATAGTTCGCAAGTTAAAACGTGATCTTCCGACGTTCAGCAGTAAAAACGGATATTTTTTGCGCACGTTAAGTAACAAAGTAATAGGACTTTACAAATAAAACAAAATAAAAAGTAAATTTTTTATTAATATTTTATTGTAGGTTTAAAAAGTATCCTTATATTTGTCAAAAAAAACACACAAAAAACGAAAACATGAAAACAAAACTATACGAAATAAAAAAAATTCAATCTGAATTTCCAAAGGTTAAAATTCAACATTCGTCGGAGGCTGCGGAATTTATAAGAAAATTTTATGGTGACGATTTAGAGATCTTCGAAAGTTTTT